ATTTCCAGTCAGTTTTGTAGAAATCATAAGAACCACGACGGTATCCTGTGAATCCTAAGTTAAGAGCCATATCTTCGCTGTTGTTAAATACCCCGAAAGAAGTACCTCCAGAATATCCTCCATTTTGTTGCGCAAGAATATCATCAATTTCTAAAGAAAGATCGCGACCTAAGAAAAGCATGTTTTCTTCAATTGCTCCTTGCTTGTCTAATTGCTTAAGAACAGCGTCAAAATCTGTTAATGCTCCACCTGAAGCTTGTGCTCCAAAGTCAGAATATACATTACCACGATCTTCAATAGCAGCAAAGAATCCTTGAGAACCTTTAGCAGTAGCTGTAATGTTTGAATCGTAGAAGTCTAGAGTAGCTCCAGTACCATCTTGTTCAACACCTTCAACCATTGCCATTTCTAAGTAATCTTCCCAACGTAATCTATTTTCGTGCTCAGATTTTAGATACCATAAATATCCAGAAGCTCCGTTTTCAGAAGTCACTTCAATCCATCCGATTTGAGCAGTGTCAGAACCGTTGATAGAATAGTGCTCTTTAAGAATAACAGGGCTGTTCTTAAATGTAGCATAGCTAGGATCTAGCTTTTCAGTAAAGTTAGAAGATCCTTTTGCAAATTCAGAACCATAAGCAAGAGCTGTGAATCTTTCAGTTGCTAGGATAGCTGGAGTTCCAGTTAAAGTTTTAACTTGGAAGTATTGTCCAGATACGTTTGTTACAATACCTTTAACAACAGACCCAGTACCTCCAATTCCAGAAGTAGCAGAAGACTGTGCTTGGATCATAACTGTTTGTCCTTTTCTAAAGTTAACAGCTGTTGTTCCTTGAGATGTAATACCTAAGCTTGTTGGCTGAGCAGCAGGAACAGTAAAGTTCATAACTTGTCCACCAGAAGCAGATAATGTAGCTGTTCCAGGAGTAGTTCCTGTAGTAGGCATTGTAGCTGCAGAGCTTAAGTAAATAATGTTAGCATAACGAGTATGCAATCTACCTTGCTCAGTCCAGATAATTTGATCTGAAGTCGAAGGCATTTCTGCTGATACCATACGAAGGAAAGATCCGATAGAGCGATTTCCGTAACGCTCTACTTCTTGTTCGTATACATCAGGTAAAAATTGTTGTGCCCACTGATTGAATGAGCTGTCTGTAAAATCAATATAGTTACCAGTATAAAGAGCTTTGCTTTGAGTTGGTTGCAAAGCTGCTGGTATTCCACTTGTAAAAGCCATTTTTTAAATGTTTTTAAAAATTAATTAGTTATTTCCATTTTATGCGCAATCGATCCGAAGAATCACTTTGTACAACTCTTACTTTATTATCTGTAGGTGCCATGGCTGAATTATCAGTACGTGGGCTCATATCAATATTTTTAGACTTAGCTGCAGCTTCTTTTATAGCATCGGCACGGCCCTGCTCATAAAAATGATTTGCAATTTTATCTGCATTATTAGCTGCAAATAAAGCCTTATGATAATCACCTACTCTTTCCATGTGCCCGTCTTTATTTAAAAACGGTGTAATAAAGTTTTCAATTGACGATTGTGAAGTTTTTACTTTTTCTGTATTATCAACTTTAAATCTATATTTCTTTTCTCCAACTTTGAAATCAAAACCTTTAAAATCATTTTGGAAAAACTTTTCAGATCTAGTATCAAATATTTCTTTTGCTTTTTTAGATTGTTCTTCGTATTCTCTTGCTTCGTTATAAAACTCATAAGCTTTTTTATAGTCATCAGGAATATCAGTTTGCTTTCTTAACTTAAGATCAGCATAATATTTTTCTTTTGAACTATTAAAAAACGTCTGCGCTTCATATAGTCTTTCTTTAAACGCAAGTTGTTTTGCTTTAATTTCAGATTGCTCAGCAACCTCTTCATCATAAGCAAATTCTTTTTGCATTAAAAAATTTATATCCTCGTTATCTAAATGAGGTTTTGTATTTTTTAAATATTCAAAAACCAAAGTAGTATTATCCATTTTAGAATAATCTCTATTAAGGTTTACATAATCCTCAAGACCTCCTCCTGTTTCCTCCATAAAGCTAATTAACTTTTGGATGTCTTCTGGATATTCTGTTTGTTGTGGTTGTTCGGGTTCAGAAATTTTTTGTTGTTCAGGTTGTGTTTTTTCTTCGGTAACATTTTCTTCAACAACTTCTTCAATAACTTCTTCTAAAACACTTACCTCTTCTTCTTGACTTGGCTCTTCTGTATTTTCGACCCGTACTTCTTCGTCCACTTTTTCGCTATCTCCGGCTGGTTCATCCATAGATACGCGCGTTGTTTCTTGCTCTTGAATGGCATCTTCTTTTTGTTTTGGCGGGCCGTCAACGTTAACGCGATATACACCGTCGTCTTGAAACCCATAATTAGAATCTACTTCGCCAGCTTCTATTGCTTCTTGCAATACAGCAGCTTCTTTTTCCTGTGTTGAAACATTTTCTGTACCTTCAACAACTTTTACTTGTACTTTTTCTTCCATGATATAATATAATATAATAATTTACTTTTTATTTAGGCTCAAATCTTGATAGATCAAAACCGCCTAAAACATCATTCCCTTTTGATTCAAATGATTGTTTTGGTTTTTCTGTTTTTGGAGGCCCTGAAATAGAGCCAACTGATATTTTTTTATCAGCTATTCTTTCTTGAGTTTCAGATTGTTTGTCAACCAATTCTTTTTGAGCAGATAATTCTAATTCTTTTAATTTAACATTTAAATCATATTCAAATTGCATTAACTGCTTTTTAGTCTCAGCCTCAAATTGTAGTTTCTTAATAGATAATTCATTTTCAGCTGTTGAAATTTGAATAGCACTTTCGGATTTAACTTGTTGTGCTTGTGCTTTTGCGTTTTCAATTTCAATTTGTGCTTTACCTTGCGCTTCAGCTTGAGCGACAGCAGCAGCCTGTGCGGCTTGCTGGTCAGTCATTTGCTTTTTAAGTCTTCTGAATTTGAGTAATTGATTAGCAAGTTTTATATTTCTAACTTCTCTAATATCAATTGCATCTTCTAAGAAAATACTTTGTTGAGCTAATGCTGCTTGTATATTGTTTTCTAAAGATTGTTTTTCAAGTTCATCTGGCTGTAAATCTAAAAATATACCAAAGTCGTGTAGATGCAAGTTTTCTAATTCTTTTAAAGAACCTACAGAAAACTGCCCTAAACTTGAAATAAACATATCTCTTGTTGGATGGAATTCTAATATATCCTTAAATCTTAAAGATATTGCTTCTGCTAATGTTTTTGTAATAAATAAGCTTGACTCTAATATGTGTCTTGTAGCTACATTACTATTAGCGGCTGCCATTTTTTGAACTCCAACTAATGCTTTTGGATCTGGATCTGATCCGTCTCTTGCTTCATTTAATCCGGTAATATCCCGAATCATTTGTAAATATTGATTGTATGCTCCAATCAATAATTGTACTTGGTTTCCGCCACCACCAGGAAGTTCTTGAATAGGCACTTTGCCTGGGTTTGGATCGCCTTCAACAGTTAATGATCTACCTATAATAGATCCTGTTTGGAAATACATGTTTAATGCTTCCTGTGGATTATAGCTAGTGCCGTTTCCTAAATCAATTTCAGCTAATCCATCAGCATCAATATAAACTCCAGATGGAGTCATTCTTTGTATTGCTTGTTGTAGCTTTAAATGTGTTAGCTGAATTAAATCAGCATAAGGTGTCATTTTAGCAACCAAAGAATCAATTTTACCTTTATATATTCTAGGGGCCGCTACAACATAATTCATTAAAACCTTATTCGCATTGGAATGAGGTCTAATCATATTAGTAGCCTTTTTCCATTTTAAAAGTTTATTAGCTCCTAAAATATAAACACCTTCATATATTACTTCTTGTGCCTTTGCTACTCTTTCAAACCTTGTTCTTTTATCTTTTGGTGGATCAAAAGAATCATCTTTTTCAATTGCTTTTTCAGCGCCAGAAGCAATTTCTTTTATTTTATAAACGTTATTTTCCCACGTTTTCCAATTAAAATATAGAACGTTAACGCTATTATCTGCTGAATCTGTAGTATTTTCTACACTATAATTATTTGAATAATTATTCCAACCGCCGCTTTTATTACTTAAATCTTCAATATCTTCGTTTGATAAACTTGGAAATTGTTTTTTAAGTTCATTTACTCTTGTTGATTTTATTTCACCAAAATAATAGCAGTCTTGAAAATAAGGATCTTCTGTATATGACCATATTAAGTTTGCGGGATCAACGTAATCCAATTTAACACCATCGGTATTATTAAAAGAATGGCGTGCTGCTCCAATGCCTAATACAGCTATATCATAATCAACACGAGATTTTGTATATTCGTATTTGTTTTGATTAAATATATTTGATATTGCTTGTTCTTGTGCTATTTCTATGCCTTGCTTGTAGTTAAGCTGCATAAATAAATCTAGCTCTTCGCTTGATCCAGGTAATTTTTCTTTTTCAATATTGCGAACATTAGTCCCAAGCTCAGCTTCAATTAAATCAAGCATGGCATTAGTATTCATATCTCTTTGGATACCTTCAACATACCTTGTACGTTTGCCAGTAGAAATAGGATCTTCGCCTACCGCTCTAACGTTATATAAGCGGTCTTGCATTCCGTTTACAACAATATCAATAAACTTTGGAATGATTGGTACAGGTTTCCAATCTAAATTAAGATATGATAAATCACCATTAATAGCAAATTCATCTTTATATTTTCTTATTGATTGTTCGCCTCTAGCATATAAACGTAACCTATGAAATTCATCGCGTAAAGCATAATATCTGCCTTGTGATCCGCGGCCTGAATTAAACCATTCTTGTTCTATGGCTTTTGCAACTTGCGTACCATATTCAACAGTTTTTTTCTCTGAATCAGACACTGCCTGACTTGGAAAATTAGAATAGTTATTTTTTATTTTTGCCATATTTACTTAATTAGCACACTTTGATCTCCTTCATTCTTATATCTTGAGAATGAAAAATTAAGTTTTTTAGTTGATCTTTCTTGTCTTGGTCTATATAAATGTTTTCTACAAGCCATTATTGCTAAACCACTACTGATTGAAGCATCATGCGCTGTTCTTTTTGATATATCAAATTTTGCCCAATCTTCTAATGTTCTTTGAAAATACATATTTCCATAATTATCACCAATCTTACCTACGTTTTCTTCTATGTAGGATTCAATTGCTGCCGCGTGAGCTTGACGTATATCTTCAGAAGTATTCGGTATTCCACCAAGTTCAGCTTCTGTTTTTGATAATGCCCCGCGTAATTTATCTGGTCGGTTCATAGAAAAACCCCTATAACCTCTTCTTTTAAAATGATATAATAATCTTGGTTTGTTATTTTCTGCTAGTATTGA